CTGCCGGGATTGGCTTGAATGGTGACATTCCGGTCTATCTCGGCGGTGGTACTGCGATGGTTGCGGATATCCTCGAAACCATCCGCCTAGCCCTTATCGGTGGTGGTAGCGGCGAGGTTAATGGCGAGGAAACTGAAGTCGGCCCCATGCGAGCGAAGCAGCTTGTAGAGGCATACGCATATCCCGCGCGCCCGCTGACTGAGGGTATGCACGTTGCTTGGTCGGTGTTGCACGCGGCTATTGTTGGAATTGATCTAAAAAAAAAGGTCGAACCAAGCGAGACGACAAACCCCTTGAGCGACTGAACAAGGGACAGCTTATATCCAACTGTGGTGGTATGCACCTGGATTGGTCTAAGTTGTCTCTATCTGGGTATTTCGAGGCCCTAGAGGCTCATAACTCGGTAAGTTCTGGTGATAGCAAGGAAGTGGACCACGAGCGGTTGAGACGGTTTGTGGATGCGCATCGCGGTAAAGTTGGGGTTGATAAAAGGTAAGTCTTATACATGCCAGAGGTCGATCCAGTAATTTTGCGTCTTACCGCTGACGTTGCGAAATATCGTGCGGATATTGCCTCCACGACTAGCCGCGTAAATTCCCAGCTTGATAGCCAAGGCAAGTCTGTTAAGCGGCTTGAGGCGCAGTTAAAATCATCTACGTCACAGATGGGCGCGAGCATCAAAGGTCTTGCTGCCACGTTTGCCGCTGGTTTTGGCGTGAACGAACTTATCGGCCTTGCTGATAGTTTTACGCGCATCCAGAACGCTTTGAAGGTTGCGGGTCTTGAGGGTCAGCAGCTTGCTAATGTGCAAGGCGATCTTTTAGACCTATCCACTAAGTACGGCGTGAGTCTTGAAGGTTTGGCGCGACTTTACGGTAACGTGTCTCAGGCTTCAGGTGAACTTGGCGCGTCCAGCGCGCAGATTATCCAGCTTACAGAAGCTACTTCACAGGCGCTTAAGATCACCGGAACCACGGCGGAACAGGCTCAAGGCGCAATCCTCGGTCTTGTGCAGGCTATGGGGTCTGGTGTTGTCACGACTGAAGACTTTAACCAGATTAACGAAGGTGGTTTGCGGCCACTCCTCCAGCTTGCCGCGAATACGGATAAGTTTGGTGGTTCGGTCGCCAAGCTGAAAAAGGCGCTTGGGGATGGTGCTCTAAGCAGCAAGCAACTGTTCGATGCGATTATCGCCGGTTCATCGCAACTTGACGCCCAAGCATCTAAAGCAGTCCTAACCCTTTCCGGCGCATTCGAAGCCCTGAGTAGCAACCTCACGGTGTACTTTGGTGAAGCAGATAAGGCAAATGGAGTTAGCGCCGCACTAGCCGAAGCCATCGGCCTTATTGCTGAAAACCTGGATACGCTTGTCCCGGCGATTGCTGCAATCACAGCCGCAATTGGCGTTCGTTATGTTGCGGGCGCTATTGCTGCGACTGGTGCAACCGCTGCGCTAGGTGTTGCTCTCGCTGCGCTTCAGACCCTTGGCATCGCGGCTGTCATCGTTGGTATCGGACTTCTCATCAATGAGATTTCCAAAGCTACTGATGCGAGCGAGGAATACCAAAAAGCCACCGAGGCCACGAACAAGATTCAGGGCGAAGCGGCTGACCTTACAGATACGCTAACCAAGGCTACGGGCGCAGCTAGACTAGCTGCTATAGAGGCAGCTAAGGCAAAGCGCGATCAAGCCAAGGCTGATCTTGCAGCGGCTCAAGCTGCGCTTATTCATGCCGAGGCGCAGAAGGTTCTAGCGGATCAAGCGTCTAAAAATAAGCCTTGGTGGCAGACCATGGCTGAAGGCGCGGCCATGGGTGAAACCGGCCCACCTATCCGCAACATGGAAGCGGAGGAATCTGCCCGCAACGATAGCAATGTCAAGGCGGCTCAGGCTAATGTTCTGAAGCTGATGAAAACTATTGGCGACTTGTCCAAGGCTATCGATGCGCCTGCACCCAGCGGCGGCTCAGGGGGAGGGGATTTTACCGCTTGCGTTTTGGGGTGGATGGGGTATGAGGGTGCGGAAGGAGTGAGTTATGAATAAAGAAGTTATTTTGGAGCGCCTAAACAGGCAACTTATGGGTGAAATGACTATTCATAACCTAGACAAAAGTGATTTTGATTATGGTTATGAAGCTGGGTATAATGAAGGACGCAGGATTGCTTACAACGCGGCTATCGCTATGATTAAAGAGTTACTTCCCTAAACATCATCATAAACCACAACCGCCACATTAGCGAACCCATGATAAGCATCCGCTTCCGCACCATCCTGCATTAGCTGCGAGGATGTAACGCGGAAGCGGTATCTCTTGCCATTCACGGCATAAGCATGACCATGTAACGCCTCGACGACAGCCGAGTTAATATCGCCCGCAACGTCACGCGCGGTCTTTGTGATCTGCCCGGAGCCATTAACAGCGGCCTTGCCGAACGAATGAACGATAAAGCCTACCGAGGCTCGCGCCGTGCATCCTCGTCCCTGCGGAATAGATTGCGTTACATCCAGTCGGACGAACGGCCATTTATTTGAACCATCCGCATTGACGCCAGCCGTATTAGGCATTGGTTCAATCGACGTTTTCGCGACCAAGGCTGTAAGCGGTGCATCTGCCTTTAGGACGGTTAACGTGGCCTTTTCAGCGCTTCTTAACAGGTCGTGGCTCACTGGCCGGTTCCTCCACATAACCGAGACGCTTAGCCTCAACAGCGATAGCCTCGGAAACCTCCATAGGCCGATCAGCCGGGTAAATCGAATAACCACCGCCCTCGGTGTAATACTTAAATGGGCGCTTGAACGTCACGGTCTGCATTAGCTATCTCCCGATCTGGATTTCTTGATTGCGGTGTTAACGGCCTTCTGCACCACCTGTTGAACGAACTTCACGTTTTTATCGCGGGCTGGTTTCATGTAGGGGCGTGCGGCCATTTTGCTCGTGCCGAACTCTAGGTATGCTGCGTATGGGGCGCGGCTTGAAACCTCGACGATAAGAGGCGCTACCTGATTGGTTTCGATGTTGGAAGAAAGAACTCCGCTATCTTGGTTTGGCGCTTCTCCAGGTAAAGAAGCTATATGTCTTCCCATAGATGCGGAACCAGCCGTAATGCTATTAACGGCATCCACTTCAATTCTCTCCCCGGCTTCAAACAGCGCCTTACCAACCTCCTTAACCACCATCTGCGAAGACAGCTTCTTGAGCCGGTTAACGTGGGCGTCTAAACCCTTTATGCCCGAACCCGCCATTACGCAGGGCGCCCGCGAATCTCAAAACCAATAACAGCAGGATCACGTTGACTTGCCTGAATAAGCCAAGTCCCGGCGAACGGTCCCTCAAGAAACTCAATCTTGTCGTTCGTGCCGATATCACCGACAAGCGTAGAGCCTAGCGCAATGATACGCCTATCCGCCTCCACAAAGCCATCTGCCTGCCTCATTGCCACAGTGGCAACATCCACTTGAGCCTTGCACGTCCGGTACGTAGGCACGCCAGAGCCAGGAATGATAGAGCCCCCATCATCGTACTCAATCGTGCCCTGCGTTACGATCCTGGCATTCCAGAATGGCGCGCCGAATGCGCCCTGAAAGGCCATTGCTATGCTGGTGAAGGCTGCTGGCAGCTGGTTCATGCACAAGGCCCGCCAAGCCAGCCAACAAGCCGAGGTCCGCCGCAATTCTCACGCAACAGGATGGCATATTCCTGCCCGTATGGCGTTGCCTGATAACCACCCCTTGCACGCGAGGATGCCACGCTTTCAGAGATAGACGCGCTAAACGTGCCGCTCTTGAATGACGTTGCGCCAGTCGATGCGAGCATTGCCATGCCAGGATCGATGCCAATCCCGGCCTTTGCAAGCAAGTGCGCCGTGAGTAGTTCTACGCCCTCTTGATAGAAGTCACCCAAGCATACCGCAGCGCGCTTCTCAGCCTTCGCCACGTAGATATCGTACTGCCCCTGCGTCAGCGTTGCGAACGCCGGGAACGTAGCGATAAACTGTGCTAGGGTTAGGCGGGTGTACTCCATTATTTAAGAGCCTTGTCGATTTCCTGCTGCAAGCGGTGCGCGCTCCAGCGTCCATCCACCTTGATATCTAGGCTGGCAGCTTCTTCGCGGAGGGATTCGATATCGTCAGAGGCCGAGACAGTAACTTTTACAGTCTTGTCACCCTTCATATCATCCGCAAGCTGAGAGCCGATCTTGTACGGGAAAGGTTCAGGACTCTTCTCGCCAACAATATAAGGCTTATCAGGTGCCTTGACGTATCCGCCAGTCGCAAAAGTTTCCACCTTCAACGCCAAACTATGATCCAGCAGCGCCGCATATTCAGGCGTGAAATCTGCCTCAACCTTGCCGAACGCGGGCAGGATAATTCCGCCCTCAAGATCGAACGGGCTGTTAGTCAGGTTTTCGATTTTTAGAAATGGCATTTGTGGGTGCTCCTAGATATCCAGCATACTTTTACCGCTTGACAAAATTTACCGCCTAGTGCATGGGTCGGGAATGCGTGTGAAATATCCTGAAGTCCCGCGAGTGTCGGGCGTTTACCAGATTGTCAACCTTGTTAATGGCAAGCGTTATGTTGGGAGTAGTATCAACATTCGCAACAGGTGGGGTGGCCACGTTTGGAATTTGTCGAGAAACACCCATCATTGCAAATACCTGCAATATTCCTGGAATAAGTATGGCGCGGAAAACTTCGAGATTTCCGTTCTAGAGGAATGCCCGAAAGAGGAAATTATCTTTTGGGAGCAGATGCACATGGATGAGGGATATGATTATAATTCCAGCCCTACGGCTAAGAATTGCTTGGGCATCAAGCATGGAGATGCGGTAAGGGAGGCCGCTAGAAAGAAGGGTAAAGAGCGATTTAAGGCCGATCCTGAGTTTCAAAAACACTTGCTGGCAATGGCAAAGATGCCAAAGTCTGACGCATGGAAAGCGCAGCTATCTAAGCGGGTTAAAGGTGTTAAAACTAAGCCTGAGAGCGTTGAAAAAATGAAAAGAACAAAAGCGGTCTTAAGTGAAGAAACCGTCTTAGCTATACGAACTGAGAGACTTAAAGAAACTGATTACAAAGACATATCGAGTATGTTTGGAGTTTCTTGGGGTCAAGTTCAAAGAATATGCACGGGGGAAAGGTACACATGGATTAAAGGCGGGGTAACGCCAGAAGAAAATTCTAAAATCTCAGCGAAAAACAAAGCCAATGATCCTAGTAAATTCAGCCAAGTAATCTATCATTTTACGCATAAAGATCACGGCGATAGGATTTGTAGGCAAATTGATTTAAGGCTAGAGTTCCCTGAGTTAAACAGTTCTTCAGTTTCAGCTATATGTAAAAAGCCGGGTAAAATACTAAGAGGCTGGACCGCAAACGAAAGGCCCCCGGATTAACCGAGGGCCTTTTCTACTAAGTCATTGATTATGCAGGCGGCTGGCTGATGGAATCGAGATATCGCGCCCCCGAGACATTCAGCAACTCAACCCCGCCAGTACGGAACACGCCGGGGATATCCCAGTGACCCCAGCCCGACTGATAGACCGGGAGAAACTTATGCGGCATCGGGAGATGCAGCTTGAACGAATCCTGGTCGTTCTTGTAGGCAACCATACGGCCAGTGCCGCCAGTGCCCGCCGTACCAAGTTCGTAGACCGCACGAATGGTCAGGGGCTGACCAGTCTGGACGGTGTAGATGTTGGTACGCATGAGGAACGACAGGATAGTCTCGGTCGTGGTAGCGCTGTAGGGCGTGCCCGCGATGTAGTTGTAGGCTTCAACCGGCAGAAGCAGGGTATCGGCCATCTCAACCGTCAGGGTGGCAAGATAGATACCCTGAAGCGCAAGGTTGATATCACGAACGATCTGCGCCGGGGTCTTGGTGCCGACGCCAGCCGAGTTAACCCAGAACGTAACCGAACCAGTGCCATCGGCGGGAACGGTAACGGTGGGGACACCCGCGTAGTTCGTGAGACCACCCATGCCCTTTTCGGCATTGCCGAACAGCGTCAGGTCATACATGAACTTCTGGTAAACCAGTCGAGCGGCACGAGCGCGGCGGTCCGAAAGCGAACCGTTGACATTCAGGGCGGTGTTGACTTCCTCATAGTTGAAGTCATAGCCGATACCCGCAAGCTGGAAGTTGCGCGTTTCGACGTTCTGCCCGACCTGAGCTTTCGGCATATCCTTTTCATACGCCGTAACCCAATTAGCCTTGCCTTCGGCCATCGGGGTCGTGTAGGTCAGGATGCCCGGCGACCATTCGGGGCTGGAGGTGTCAACATATACGAGACGCCCGAAGTCCCAATCGGGATAACGGGTTTCGTACACTCGCTGATTAATCTGGTACGACTGTGCCGTAACCAGCGAGAGGGCCTGTGCGTCAGTAAATTCAGTCATTATAAATTACCCCGAAACCGAGAGCGAAGGAACCGGGCGACGATAGCGGATAAGGCCAACCGTGCCGCTATTACCAGCGACTTCAAACTGTGCGCCGGGGATGGTGACAACCGTTGCCGACTGAGCCGCGCCGGTCCAAGTCTTATTAGCCGTGTTCCAACGGGCCTGCGCGCCTTCGGTCACGTTAGCGCCGAGATTGACGCCGACCACAACCGACTCGTAGATGCCTACGTTGTCATACTGGATGTAGTTGTCGCCAAGGTGCGGCAGGACCTGATTAGCCGCCGTGATGCCGAGAACATTACGGCCAGTCGTGGCGTCAAGTTCTACGCAGGTATGAGCGGCGCTCCCAGGCATAACCGGAACGCCAAAGCCGAGAACGGCAGCGCCTTCCTTGGTGCGAGTGAAGCCATTCCACTCTTCCATGTTGTAGGGACGCCCGAGGCTATAGGGCTGGATGCTATTTGCGTAGGTGATAGGCACGTTACGAGTTCCTCCAGGAGTTAAAGTCAGTAGACTTTACATAGGCGGCATCAGAAGCGGCCTTTGCATCGCCAATGACCTTGGGGGTGCCGAGAGGCTTAATCTCGCTCTTACCGTCAGCGGCCAGAACCGCAAACGCACCCTCAATAGCAGCGTCCGACATGGCGGCAGCAGCATCACCCAGCTTGGCGGCAACAACTTCCTTGCGAATGTCAGCGTCCGACTTGCCATCAGCCACAAGAGCCGGGACAACAGCACGAGCACTGTCAAGCAGCTTGGAGCGCGCATCAGCCATAGCCTGGAGCTTTTCCGGGGTAACGGTTGCGTCTGCCAGCTTGGCATTCAGGGCGGCAATCTCGCCATCCTTAGCTTCAACGGATGCGGTGGCAGTTGCAAGGTTAGCGGCAAGTTCGCCGCGCGCCTTATCTGCATCTGCAAGTTTGGTATTCAGAGCGCCGACCGCAACAGCGACAGCCGCGCCGTCGCTCAGGTCAACGTCTTTGGCATCGCCAATCGTTAGCTTCATGGTGTTCTCCGGTGGAATAATACTACGCTCATCAATGATACGTAGCTCGGTGCCACCGCGCGCATTGCGGACGGCTGCGAGGTGGTTGTAGCGGAACGTCTTCGCTACGTAGTCGTAGGGCTGGCCTTCATATTCGCCATCCTGCGCCGTGACTTCTGCGGTGTAGCCAAGGGAAAATTCCGGTCGCGAGGTGCGGATACTTTCGATAGCCGCGCTATCCATGACCTTGACCGAGACGCGGACAAACTCGCCGTCCCTTACGATCTCATCGCCAACATCGCCAACAGCAAGATCGCGCCAGTTAGTTGCCTTGACCGATTCTTTCGGATGATCGAGGGTAATGGGGCGGTGGGCAAGCGAGGCAAGCGCATCCTTGTGGAACACTTCGCTTGCGGGGCGGAATACGCGCACCATGTCGGCGGGGTTGCGGTCCTGTAGACCAAGTTCACCCGCAAGGTATTCCTGGATGTTGTTCGCGCGCGCAACTAGGGCATCTGCGACGAAGTATCCATCCTTCGTGATACGGGCTGAACCCGTAATCTGGGCGGTGTCATAAAACATTGCAGCCGGTATCGCATTATTACGATACCGGCTTTACCGCTATTTATGATGTGGGGTGAGTGCTTAGTATTCTACGCGCTCCCAAATGCAGTCTATGTCATTTTGCCAACTGCAAAAAATCCTAACCCCATTGTCTGCAATGATATCAAAGTCACGCGCAAACTCGGATAGGAATGCCTCATAATCCTTCTTGGCTGTATAAAAGCCTTCTGGCGCAGGCTCCTTCACCTCAATACACCGAGCATAAACAGTCATCGCCAAAATCCTCCAATCCTAATTGCAAGCATGTAAAGGTAGTTATACATCCTCGTCATCATGGATACCCCAAAAGTGGTAGGACTTCGCGGCGGCATACCACTGCACGCCATGAGGGTTGTTATCCCATCGATGCGCATCTTTAGCGCCATCATCCGCCATGATTTCAAACGTGCCGTTACCGTCCGAAAGCACCTCATAATGCTTACCCGGCGTGATATACCAGCGCTTCGATTCCGGCACTTCATGGGTTACTGCGTAGGTGGTCATGCAGGAATCTCCACTCGGGCCCAATCACCTCCGATATGCGAACAGTTATGCCAAATGCAGCCAATCATGTCGCCAACATCATCAATAATATTGAAATAAGAGCCGTCATTAATAATGGGATACGCCTTTCCCGGTGTGATATACGAGCAGGCAGATTCCTCGGCTACTGCGAACAACCCCGCAACAGGCTCACTCACAACTTCCAACTGCCCCGGATTATAAATATGCAGCGCTCCTTCAGTACCTTCAGAGGTGGACTCCACCACAAGCCTACGCTCGCCATTCGTGTTTTCAAAGTCCGCCACGATCACTCCCGGCCACTTATAGCCTTTGGTCTTGATTACCTTATCACCTAGCTTCATGTGTCTTCTCCATATTGCAGGGCGCTTGGTGCCATGCCCAAACACCCCTGTCAACCCCTCATTTTATGCTTGCTTGGGTGCCTGGATTGTGTATGGTGGGGGTGAAGGAGAATGATTGTGACAACTGGAATTATTAACCGCGCAGGACACCACTTGAACGGCAAGACAGTTACCCTTGGTGGTATCAGTAATCATTTCCCTAAGCGGGACACATCCATCGCGATCCAGTCCGTGCGCGACGATGCAAATCAATGGCACTCCGTCCCCAAGGAATGGGTTTTGGTTATTGGTGCGCCATCGCATTCAATGTAACGAAAACGCCAGCAACAGCAAGGATATACAGCCATGAGCGCTGAAACCCTATACGAAGAACTAAAAGCCTTTCTGCGCTATGCCGGAATCTCGTTCCACGAAAAAGAACAGGTTGACGTGCGCATTGAAAACGGCAAACTACGCCTAAGCCATGGCCGAATTTCGGTCTATGTTGATGTTAACGGAGATAACAATGATTGACTGGACTAAGCCGATTGAAACGGTGCCTTGTGAGCGCAATCCTAAGCCGGTTCCTTGTCAGATTGATCGATATGGTGACGGGACGATTAAAGGTGTGCTCATTCTCAATGATTGGATAGACTCAGATGGGATTGAATGCAGTGATGACCCTTTCGCCTGGAGGGTTTTTGAGGAAACAGGTAAATTCAAAACTCTGAAAGGTTCAGTCCGCAACGTATCAGAACACCCCCTCCCCGAACCAACCGCAACATGGTGGGCGCGCCGCTGGTATGACAGCGCAAGCCCGGATGAGCGTGAGGCTATGCGGGTTATTTTGGCGGGGGAAGGGTGATGGATTGCCCGAAGTGCGGAGCCAGGGAATTGTGGCGAGATAGCGTTGATGTAGGAGTAGGAGTTATCCATGGTCCTTATGGATGTAGCGATTGTGGATGGAGTGAAAGCGGGGCTTATGACTTATCGGAAGGTCAAGACGCGTTCGATGAAAAAGGAGGAATGATCGATCCTTTTGGAGGTTACTATCCTCCAGATAACCCTATCTCTATTATGTGTCGTCACTTAAATCCACCCAAGCCCTAGTCCGACACCCGCAATAAGGCGGTTGCTGCACCCAATCATCTGCGGGGACGGTTTCGGAGCCGTCCACCGCTTTTTTCGTTTCTAGGTAGAACACCTTACCGTTACGGCGTTGGTGGCTTAGACGTGGCCTCTGTTTACGACTATGGACCCATTCCACCTCATCAATCCCGGCCTCACGCTGCCTTTCCTCCGCAACAGCACCCGCCGCCTTGCTCAATTGATCCGAGGCAATCCGCAAAGACCTATCACGCCCCATCCCGGTAATCTCGGACAGTTCCCGCGCAACATCACGCGCAGGCTTACGCTGGTTTAGCCCAGACATAATCGCTGAAGTCATACGCTGCTGAATTTGCGCGCTAACATCCTTGATTAGCCCGATGTTCCATTCAATAGTGGTGCCTAGCGTTTGCCGGGTTAGCTCCGGGCCTAGAAGCGTGCCAACGTCCACCTTGCACGCGCTTAGGATTGCCCCGCGCCATTTGTTCGTGACGTAATCACCAACGCCTAGCGCCCATTGCTGCACTCGCGGCGACAGGAACGGCATAAGACGCAAGACCTGTGCCTGTGCCTCGTCTAGCGTGGCGTTAACGTCCGCTGCATCGTCTCCAATAAGGGCCGAGATAGAGCGTGCGTATGCGGTGTTGATATCGGGTAGGGCTTGCGTCCACACGTCCAGCATGGGTTTGTATGCCTGCCGGTACAAGTCTGTAGCGCGCGTAGCAGGTGCCGCGATTTCAGGCAGGAAGAATCCCTTGCGCCTAGATCGCGGATTAGCCCGCTTGGTCATTTCGGATAGGTTGTAGGTCAACACGTACCCTTAACAACGGCAAGAGGATGATCCTCCATAGGCTCTACGATAGCCTCCACGAACAACCCGCCATGCATTGAAAGCACGTCATCGAAAAACTCGAATGCCATTTCCTCGCCGTGAACTTCGGCAATTGCGGCTGCGGTTTCTTTCAGGCGTTCGAAGCTGGTGGAGAGTTGGATTCCTAGGCGGTAGCCGACAAGGCTCATGCGAATCGCCCGCCATAAGAACGGCTGTAGTGGATACGGACGCCGAAAATCGTTAGGATATTGAAAGTGCGGTCATACGAAAGCAGCTTAGGCCAGAGGCCAACCGCCAGCTTGGCTGAATAACCTTCACCATCGCCGGGAGTCCCGTTTTCCCAAGCAAGCCTGAAAAGACGAAAATGACGCTGGATGGTATCGAGGCGCATGATCTTTTTAAAGCGAAGGTTTTGCATTTCTCTTCTCCTTGGGCGCGACGGCCAGCTACTCGGTTTCGCTGGCCCCCGGCAGATTGTCTGATCCCTCCCTTCCAGCTTGGAGCGCGGATGGATTACCGCCGTCATTCTCAGCACTGATACCGAAACGGATATCTTCCGGTATGAGCGCCAAGGCTTGGTCAAGGCCGGGAATATACTCCCTCTCGGCCATGAAATTCTGAACACCGCGATTAAAGGGCTCCTCGGGAATTGCGCCCGTAGCCTGCAACGCCGTAATAGCCTCCATATTCGTCTTGAACGTGGTGGCTTCCTCAGCTTCGGACGGCACGGAAAGCGGTGCCCATTTCCAAGTAACGTCCTCGGAGGTGATGCCTGCACTGGAAATCAGGAACGGGTCTAGCTGCTCAAGGCAAGGGCGCGTTTCAAGCTCCTGCCCGGTCTTTACGGTCTTATTCCAGTTCAAGTCATCGTAGGCACCCGTAGCATTCATACCCGCAGGGGAACGCCCCATAAGCCGGGTAAACGGGATATCCGAAACAGCCGCAACACGCTGGTCGAATGCATCCATCATGGCGGGGATACCGGCCCATGTGATCTGGTAATCCGTGATGGATTCGCCGGGGTCATCCGCAGCGCCAGAGCCACGGAAGACGGTGGCATTCAACACACTCTCGCTATTGGCAATGAGCGTGACACGAGCCGCAAGCTGTTCCGGGCTGTAGCTTTCGAGGTTCGGGATGCCGATGCGCAGGAGCTTGGCCTTGCGCACCAGTTCCGCAAACCAACCCTGCGATTCATCCGAGCGGCGAACCTCCTTGAACACGCGCAGCATCCGGGAATCACCCCAATATGCCTCGGTGAAGTCGGTGGCCTGCCCGCATGGCATAGGAGCGCCACGGAAGGCGATAACCCGGCTAGGATGGATTAGGGTAGGTGCACCGCTATCCTTACGGGCAATCTCCCACATCTTGGGTGTGCCGTAGTTTGGGTCGGAAATATCATCATACCATTCCCGCGCCTGGATTTGCCAGCGGGACACAACGGGAAGAGAGATAATGCCACCCGCATTGACAGCGGTTAGCGGCTTATCGTGATCACCTGCCGTGACGATGATAATAGCACCGCCACCGATACCGCGAAGGCTCTCGGCTTCCTTGACCTTGTTCACAAGCTGGAGGCGCTTTTCCTCGGCCTCCAGCTTCGTAATATCGTCCTGCGGTGCCTGCCAATCGCGCCATTCCCGCACGCGGTCTTCTGCCGGGATGGTGATGACCTTTTTCATCATGCCGCTAGAGCCATAGCAGGCCAAGGCAAGATCATAGGTCAGGCTCGCAAGCGGGCTATCGCGATACCCATTCAGCGTGCCTAGGCGTTCGATTTCGCCGCGAAGGCTGTCATGGATCTGCATGGGGGAAGCGTAAATTATGGGGGTGGGGGATTTTACCGCTTGCATGGCGGGAAGAAACGTATAGAGTGGGGTTCATAGAGACGGAGACAGACAATGACCGAAGCAGAACGCCAAACCGCATGGGACCTCAAGATCATCGCTGACATTCAGGCTGAAATCGCGATGATCGAAAAGGCTATTGAAGGAAAGACCAATCAACAGATGGTCTGCCTTCCTCGCGGTGACGCTCGTCCTATGCTTGTCGGCGCGCACCGCACTACCATTCAGATTAAGCGCCGTGAAGTTGAAGCTATTAAGAATGGACTCTAACCAATGAACGAAAAAGAAATCCGCGCACTAGGCTTTGAGCCTTGGTATGGTGGTGATGAAGCGCCGGGGGATTTTGATAAGGATATTCCTTATAACGCTCTACGCCGAAGCGGAATGAGGACTTCTAATTGGTCTACTCATTGGGTCCACGAAGGACGCACATCAGACATCATCGGCTACAAAAAGAAGGAAACCCCCATGGAATATCCAAAATGGGTATACGCCCGCGCCTATGAACTTGCAGCGAACCGCGCCACCCTCTGCCAGCACATCCTAGACCACGAACAGCCGCCCGTTGATCCTGATTTGGAGTTGGCGCGGAAGCATTATGATATGTGGATGCGATGCGACCATGATAGTGCAGAGATAGCCATCCTAGCCGCAATCAAGGAAGCCCGCAATGCGTGAACCAGGATTCTATTGGGTGCGCCGCTATACCGTGCCATATATAGCAGAATGGGGTGGCGGATATTGGTATCTCCCCGGCATCTCTGATAAGTTCGCCAGCTAGACGAAGATCGCGAGTTTGCCATCCAGTGCGGCACAGCCTCGGCTGCTGTTGCGGCGACCATGAACAAGGCTAAGGTGCTTGGTCTTGTGGTCGATAAGGTGGATAACAAGCTGTCCAACCCTGATAGAACCCTTGCGCCGCGAGAAGTCATCATCAAGGCTGGATAATGTCTAGCGTCGAAATTCGCCTACCTCCTAAGTTAGTACCAGTTCTAGCACCCGCCCGAGGCACGTTCCTATACCGGAATATGCATGGCGGGCGCGGCTCCGGTAAGTCTGCCAGTTCAGCCCTCATGGCTGCTGTGTGGGGCTATGCCGAGTGCTTGCGCGTCCTATGCGTGCGCGAGTTCCAGACCAGCATCGCAGAGAGTTTCCACGCTGAATTGTCAATGGCAATTGAGGCGCATGATTGGTTGGCCGCGCATTATGATATTGGCCGGGCTTACATTCGCGGCAAAAACGGAACAACCTTCATGTTTAAAGGCATGAAAAATCCTCGCTCAATAAAGAGCTTGGCTCGTGTGGACCTCACCATAGTAGAGGAAGCGGAAGACGTTTCCGAGGATGCTTGGCTTGCGCTTGAGGCTACCGTGTTCCGACAGCCTAAGTCGGAAATCTGGACGCTGTGGAACCCTTGTAAAGAAGGTAGTCCCGTGGATAAGCGTTTCCGCAAGAATCCGCCTGAGAAGGCCATCACGGTTCAAATCAACCATGATGATAATCCATTCTTCCCGGCGAATATGGAGGTCCTGCGCAAACGTGAGCAGGAGCGCTTGGACACCGAGAGTTACGCCTGGATATGGGAGGGCGCGTACCTAACCAATTCGGACAGGCAGGTGTTCTCAGGCAAGTGGCGCACGTCCGATTTCAAAGTACGCGAGGAATGGGACGGCCCATATCAAGGCGGTGACTTTGGTTATGCGCAAGACCCTACAGCGGCTGTGCGCTGCTACATTCACGGCGATACGCTGTATATCAGTCATGAGGCAGGCGGGCGCGGGATTGAGCTAGACCATATTGGCGCGCGTGTTAATTACGGAATACCCGGATTCGATAAGTATGCGAGCCGGTGGGACAGTGCATCCCCCGGTTCGATTAGTGTTATCAAAAGGTCTGGTGTTCCACTAGCGCAACCCTGCATGAAATGGCAAGGCTCGGTGGATGATGGTATTCGTTTTCTGCGCTCGTTCAAGGAGATTGTAATTCATCCTCGGTGCAAGGAAACGATCAAGGAATTTAGAACGTACAGCTACAAGGTAGACAGGCTAACAGGTGATATCCTGCCTATCCGTGTAGATGCTAACAATCACTATGTGGACAGCCTACGCTATAGCGTCTCGCCCTGGAGTAAAAAGGGCCGCTACTCAATCGACGCCTTGATGGGC